TTATGAGAAAATATAGAAACAAATCTTTAAAAGTTGAACAACCAGAAGAAGATGAAACATCTATATTTAATAAAATAACAGATGCAATAATACCACCAGCAGGTGCAGCAGAAATAGATCAACCAGTTGCAAATACTAATCAAAGAATAGAAACACCACCATTACCGGCTACATCAATGCCAAATAGACAAATGACAGCACTTCCAAGCTTACAAAAAAGTCCAGTAACAGGCTTGACAAGAACACAGAGTGCATTACTATCACCAAGTGAGCAAGTAATTGCTAGGAGAACATAATGAGTAAACCTTTAAATATAAGCGAAGAAGCACGTGTGCAGATGCCGATGAAAACGGTTGCCTCGTTGATCTGTATGGTCGCAATTGGGACCTGGGCATATTTTGGCATCAATGAGAAGCTCAACCAGCACAGCACAAAATTAGAATTATTTGAAAAAGATTTACAACAAAACTCAGAGTTTAGAATCAAATACCCGCGTGGAGAACTTGGTCAGTCTTCTGGGGAGGCCGAACTTTTCATGTTGGTGGAACATATCGCAGGAATTTTAGAAGACGTAGAAGAGGAAATGAAGGGTATGAGAAATAATAAAATTAATATAGATTTTTTAAAAGAACAAGTATCTAAGCTACAAGTGGATGTTGAAAAATTAATTAGAAACGGATCAGGAGCACACTAATGGTTGAAATTGTATTTGCACTTTTACTCCTACAGGACCATAAAATTATAGAGCATCGTTATCACGATAGCTTACAAAATTGTCTTAAGGCCAAGCGTTATGCTATGAAGGACAAAAGCACTAAAGATAGAGTGGTTTATAAATGCATAAAGTCTAAGGCAAACGTAGAGGTGTACATGGGGGAGAAGAAAATTCTTTCATTAATCCTTGAATAAAACACAATACCACTTCTTCCTCAAAAAAAATAGACCACGTAATACTATCGCACAAGAATTAAGTGATGGACGATACCAACAGCGTGTGGTAAAGTCGAAGAAGATTTATGACAGAAAAAAAATTTCTAAAGTTTTACCCGGACATAGTGAACGGGATCTGCCCGACGTGTGATGAGATGACAATGTTGGTTGGTCTTACAAAAGATTACTATAGATGTATGACATGTGGCACAGATCTACAGCAATACATCAATGGCAAGATAAGTTACTTACCTATAATGGACACACAAGTTTTATCAAAAGAAGAATTCAAACATGGCTAAAAAATCTACTTTTGGTGTAAATACCTACAGAGCTAGATCAAAACCAAAGATTGGCCGACATAAAAAACGTATGAATAAACACGAAAAACGTAATTATAAGCCATATATTGGTCAAGGTAGGGCTTGACAAAGATCCCTAGATATCCTATATATTATTTATAACCTAAGGACAGGTAAGCTAAAGTGGTTCTTTAGTAGTGTCTCGGGAGAGTCTGCCCATACGCCGTTCACAACCGGTTGCAAGCAGACAGCTGGCTAGCTAAGGCCAAGAGACTTACTTAGGCCACGTTAGGGTGTATCGAAAGCTAGGTTGCCCTAACGTGGGGATGATAATAAAAGCTAATAGAAAGGAAATATGATAAAAGCACTAATAAACGAAATAAAAAGATATAATGATTTAAAAGAGAAAGAATTAGATCTTAAAATCTTAGATATGTTTGCGTTTCATACGAAATACGGTGTGTGGCCAAAGCAAGAAGTTACAACTCCTCAAGTAGTAGTTGCACCAACTCATGAAAGCCATGCTACATCTAGTATGATGAGATACACGGGACAATAATATGAAAGATAAAACATTAACATTAAAAGCCAAAGGGGTCACATCAAAGCAGTGGTCTGCTCTTATATTAGAATTAAATATTATGAGAAAAGAGTGGAAACCATATGGCGTTGATATACAATTATCAGCACCAAGTATAAAAAAAATTATAGCTTTGGGTACTAACGCAGTTAAAGATAAACGGGAGTGGTCTAATGGAAGAGCTGGTGCATTGGATGATGATATATCTGTCAAACGACGGAGTATTAACAAAGATACCTCTAGAATTCGCTAGAGCTATGACTTTGTCAGAATGTATGGACTTTGCTGCAGATCACAGAGAAGCAGTTGCAACATACTACGATGAAGTCAATAGATGGATCATGGATGACGGATCAGGAGATTGGGTTGGCAGTCAATGCTATCAAGATCCAGAAAGAATAAAATGATTCTTGGTATTTTAATTTCTATCTTACTACTACTGCCCGCAGTTTTATTATTATTTTTGTGGAATAATGAAACACCTACCCTAAAGAGGGAAAAGTAAGGGTAGGTAATGGTGAGAAGATTCTTGCCCCATACCATAATCCTGCCATATTGTCAAATAGTCTCTGATACTTTACATGAAAACGCAGTATACACTTGATTGTCTTCTAAAATTTTAGGATCGTATGCTCTTAAAAAATCATGTGAGTGTTGATATCCATACAAAGCACAATCTCTATATGTTTCAAATACTTTGGTTGCAGCAGTGATAGGAATACACTTTTGTTCTACCGCTGAACACACCACTAGCGAAAAAATAAATGCTTTTATCATTGACAATCCTAGAAAATATCCTATATTCTACGTTAATAAATATGAAAGGAAACACTTATGACTGACATGAGTAAATACAAAAATGTTTCACTAACAAAAGAAACATATGCTATTTTAGATAAGTTATCAAAGATATTATTGCCTGATGCTAAACTGTCTGTAGCAAAAACTATTGAATCACTAGCGAATGAGAAAGCGAGGAAGCTCAATGGTAAAATTAAAAAAGGGTAGAGTAAAAATACACATCTGTCCCACATGTAAAGGGAATGGATTTGTAAAAATAATGAACGCAGAAGATAGAGAATCATACGTGCACCAATGTTGGGACTGTGATTCGGAGGGAGAGTTCTATGAAACTGTTGATGATAATCTTATTGACGATAGTGTGTCTGACAAGTTGCACTAAAATAAATTTTGACAGCTTTGATCCTACTACTGGAATTGCGAGATGGATAATAACAAATGATAGCACAAACTGATATAGCTTACATCGCCGGGCTTTTTGATGGCGAAGGGTCCATACATTTTAAACGTGGACCTGAGAAGAAAAAGAAACACAACGGAACAGGACACAGAATATCTAACTCTATGCGTATAAGTATGGAGATTACTATGACAGATCATAGTGTATTGATCTGGGTCCACGAAGTATTAGGTGTTGGTACACTGACACCGAAGAAAGTAAAAGGTAGACGAAAAGACGGCACAAAGTATTTGAACCAATACAGATGGCGATGTACATTTAGAGATGCATACCAAGTCTGTTTGTTGATTTGGCCTTTTGCACATGTTAAGTTGCCGAAGATACAACAGATCATAGAGCATTATGCATCTGAAAAAATTATGGAAGGTAATGTAGTTGATCTTAAAAAATATAGAGAGGTGATGAACTTAGAATGAAAAAAGACGAAAAAATAAAAATACAAGTCAATACATTTAACTGGGGACCGTGTGTCACTAGATTTAAAATACAAGATGACTTTAGAAAAGTATTATTGGATGAAGCCAAAAAATCAGAAGAAGATTTTAGTGATAGACTAGCAGGTCAGATTAGAAAAGAAACTGGTTATAGTGAAAAACAACGTGAGATAATTATACCTTATCTATCTCCTTATCTTGGTATTTATGATGAAGCTTTTCAAAGATATCAAAATAAAAGATATGAACATGGTAATCCAGAATACGCACTGACTGCTTTGTGGTGTAACTTTCAAAGACAGTATGAGTTTAATCCACCACACGATCACGATGGTAAGTTGTCGTTTGTAATCTATTTATCGATACCTGATAAATTAAAAGAAGAAAACGAAGCGTATAAAGGTAAGAGCTGTGGACCTGGAGGCATACAGTTTATGTATGGTGAAGGACCAAGAAACGCTGTAACTTATATGTCTTACTTTCCGAAAGAAGGAGATATGTTTATCTTTCCTGCGTGGTTAAAACACTGGGTTAGTCCGTTTAATTCTGATTGTGTAAGAGTATCTGTATCTGGTAACGTACACGACTCAGCACCATTATCACAGGTGCGTAAAGGTATGTTGAAGAACGAAGATGAAGAGTACCTAAAAGAATTAAAAAAGAAAATATGATGGGTGATAAAGACATCGAAGAATTTCATAACATCGGTAAAGCCATCAAAAAGAATAGTAAATACAACTATTTAGATGCAACTAGAATCGAGGAGCACGGAACACGGCTCTATGATGTAAATGGTACTAGACTTCCAAGTGTAACTACTATATTGGGCAAGACTAAAGATCAACAATTCATAAAAGATTGGAAGGCGAAAGTTGGAGAAAAAGAAGCTGACAGAATCAAAAATTTATCTAGTAACCGCGGAACTGCCATGCACAAATTCCTCGAGCACTATATCCTCGGCACTGGCTACGATGATCTTACAAGGCTCGGACAGGAGGCGAAAGCCATGGCCGAAAAAGTTATTGAGTATGGTCTTACGCCAGTGGAAGAGTGGTACGGGTCGGAAGTTACGTTATACTATCCAGGTCTTTACGCTGGGTCTACTGACCTCGTATGCCTTCATGATGGATTAGAAACTATAGTTGATTTTAAACAGTCCAATAGACCGAAGAAGAAAGAATGGATAGAAGATTATTACCTACAAATTGCAGCATACGCCATGGCTCATGATTATGTGCACGGGTCAGAGATTCGTCAAGGTGTGATTATGATGTGTACGCCAGACTTGTATTATCAAGAATTTCGGATCACGGACCATGAACTACGGAGCTATAAACATAAGTTTTTGAAAAGATTGGACATGTATCATGACCTAATATTTGATGAAAAGGAGAAAGCAGATGTCAAAATCGAAGCAGGGGACTTTGAAAAACGAAATACTTGAAATACACGCTGAGTGGCTAGATTATAATCATTCTAAACTAGAGGGCGATGAATGTAGAAAACAAGCGCGAGATTATAGTCAAAAGACAGATAAAAGGCAAACTATGAATAGGAGGAAACATGAACGACATGCTGTTTAGAACGCTTCTAAAAAGATATGAAGCACTCATTGAGGACTCGTTGTATAAAATACAGTCTTTGAATGAAAATAACATAGTAATACCAGAACACGTCGATATTACAGGCGAAGTGGACAAATTACTGGAGATTATTGCAGGCGCAGAGGACAAATTGGCAGCAATGAGGAAATATTATGGCAAAAAAGAGGCAGATAAAACATTACTATAGGATTCTGTGACAGAAATAAAAAAAAATATTTTTTTTCTCAGAAATAAAGTGTCCAAGTGTACTTTTAGCTGTAAACCATTGATATTACTACATTTAGGGTGTACACTTTTTAGTACACTTTTTATTTTTAGTACAAATTATAATGTACCATCAATTTCGGGTTCACGCGCGCGAGAAGAGTTTTTAAAATTAAAAATCTGTGGTAGAAACCTATATGCCTAGGAAAAGAAGAAAAGCTATCGCCTCAATTACGACTCCCGACATACCTTATCCGAAGGTCCGAGTGGAGTGGATCGACTGTGTGAGTGACTCGGGCTGGGCTACTGAGAAAGAGTTTGATAAGATGAAATTAGCTAGACCTGTTAATGAGGGTTGGTTGTATTCTAAAGATAAGAAAGCAATTAAATTATTTGCATCATACGATAGAGAAGATGATGGTAGCTTTAGTTTTGGGGATCGGACGATGATTCCTCGGGATTGGGTAAAGAAGATTCAGAAGATTTAGATGGAGTCACATCAATTATTTGACCGTAGTCGGTTAAGAGTTGTTTCATCTTTGCTTCTAATTCTTGTTCTGACATGTCTTCTAGTTTCCCAGTTTTTATTATTTTTCTGTCTATGTATAATCCTGCTGCCTTACCGCGATTGGCTTCAGCGTTTACAGCAGAAGAGAAAGAACCTTTCTTCAAAGCAGCTTCACGAAGTCTAGCAAGTTCTGCGACGTGTCCTTCATAAGTTACTTCATGTTTTCTTAATCTTTCTTCTTTCAGTTCACCTATATGCTTAACGACAAGCGGTGATAGTCTTGGGTTGCATAGTTCTGATCCTTCCTGTCTTGCACGTTTAGGACTATATCCAGCAGCGAGCGCTGCCTCTGTTTGAGTCATAGGTCCATCAGGTCCACCGAATACTAAAAATTCAGCAAATCTTTGTTGCATTTCTGTTAATCTTTTTGGCACTCCCATGATTGACAATTTAAGGTAACTATCCTATATTGTCAACTATGAATAATGAAAGAATAACAGTAGCAGAAAATTATATAGATGACAGAGGTAATAATGATTTGGAGAAACAAATCTCTACGTTAAAAGCAAGAGTAAAAGACTTGGAAGAAATCAATGAAGGTCACAGAATGTTGAATGCAGAATTGCGTAAAGAAATTTTTACGTGGAAGAAATCTGCTTCAGAATTAGAAAAAGCAAAAAACTTATTGCAAGGTTATAAAAAAGTGATACAGGATTTATCTACTAAGTTAGCAAGAAAAGATTCATGAGAGTAAAAGACTTACAACAATTTTTAGGTTCTTTTACTGAGGGATCCGAAGCCGTTAAGAACGCTGTCATTTTTGTAGAACTGAATGGTAAACTTCATGCAATCAAACGTATGGAGGTACATGAGAATGTACATCCCATTGTAGGTTTACCCGGTCACTACAGTCATAGATTAGTTTTAAAAACACAGAAGCCTTCAAGTCTTATCCTGCCAGATAAACTTCAGAAGGACTATTAATGAATGACAATGTTACTCTAAAAATCTTGTGGGACCAGAGCGTAAATTATATCAAAAACTTCGCCAAAAAGTCAGCAGTATATCTTGGATTCGACTTGAAAATAATAGCTTACATGGCACTCCCGATCTATTGGCTTATAATAATAACGGCCACTTTTTTACACTTGAACTAAAAGTTACGAAGAGTAACAAGGTTAAGTTTTCACCACATCAAATTAGCTTTCACGTGAAGCATCCACGCAATTCATTTATCTTGGTCGAGGCCCTCGATCCAAGGTCTTCGAAACATGTTGAGTATTATTTGTTCCCTGGTTCAGGGATCTTGGCGCTTGAAGCTTGCGGCTTGAAGCTTGAGGCTTC